ACAAGAAGCTAAATCATTGTGTGATTATCTTATCTGCGGACTGTTGACCGATCCAACTGTTGACCGCCCAGATCAGAAAAATAAACCAATCCAAACCCCGTTTGAAAGATATGTCCAATTAGCTGGGTGCAAATACGTTGACGAAGTAATTCCCTTTACAACAGAGCAAGAAATAGTTGATATGATTCTAACTATTCAACCTCATATTCGTATTGTTGGCGAAGAATACGAAAATACAGCTCATACAGGTAAAGGCCTTTGCCCAATTCATTATAATAAACGCCGTCACTCTTTTTCATCAACAGATTTAAGAAAAAGAGTAACTAACGCATCTATGGAAACTTAAAAATGAATATCACACACGCATCAATCGTTCCGTTAATCGGCGGCGAAACTATTGGCTCACATCAGGCGTTCGGTGCGCCTCCAATTCATTTTATGTCATATGAGCCTTTTGCATCGAACGACAGCCACATTTTAAATTATTATGATAATAAAATTCCGTATTACGTACTAGATAAGGGCGATTTGCCACCAGTTAACGAGAGAGCTGACGTGGTATCGTCGGTATGTCCATGCGCAGGTTTATCTATGATGAGCCAAGGATACGGAGATCATAATGAAAACAACCAATGGCTGGGAAAAACTGCAGAGTACATCCTTGGCGAGTATAGGCCAAAAGTATATTGGGGTGAAAATGCTCCAGCTTTTGCTGGTAAAGTTGGTACAACAGTACGTAATCAGCTTAAGCAAATAGGTAAAGATAACGGATATACAATGAGTGTTTATCGTACCAAGTCTCTATTACACGGTGGTTCACAGGTTCGCGAACGTTCGTTTTATTTCTTTTGGCAGAATACAAAAACACCTTTGATTGGCTACTTCAATAGACCGCATGTTCCCATTGAAGAACTTATTCGTAACGTTAAGTCTAATTCTCAGATGGAACCAATCAGCAAGAAAAAGCCGACTGACGATCCTTTTTATAAATTTATTCTTGAAGAAATCCATGGCGGCCGCACACACGCAGAACACTGCGCAGCAGTTAGGCCAACCTCAGCGCGTGGTGCATGTGTATATTCTTATATTGAACAGTCTGGATATAATTATTTGCAGGTTGCCGATTGGATGCAAGTAAACGGATATGAACAACACGTAGAGAAATGCAAATATAAATACGAAAAACTAAAAAGCGGTGGAAACATTATGCGTCGTGGTGTTACTATTCCTAAAGATCGCATTGGTGCTTTTGTTGGACATTACCCTACTATGCTTACTCACCCAGACGAAGATCGGTTTATCACGTATAGAGAAGCTATGACTATTATGGGGTTGCCTAGCGACTTTGAATTAGTTGACGCAAGTCCTAAAAATGCTAATCATATCTGCCAAAACGTCCCTGTACAAACAGCAGCTGACATGGCTGGTGAAGTGAAAAAATATTTACAAAACGAGTTAGAAATGGTTGACACAGACTACATTTTACAGTATAATCATAAACAGAAAGCGGCATACGTAGAAAGATCTACGTCATTAGAAGGGTTTTACGCATGAGCAATCATCTTATTATTGATTTTGAAACTATGAGCACAAACGCGTCAAAGTGCGCTGTTATAGATTGTTCAGTTATGGTATTTAACATGGATCGATTTTCTAAAAATCCTTATAGTTTAGATAGTATAAAAGATACAAAAAAGTTTAAGCTGTCGATTGTAGATCAGGTTAAAAACTATAATTGGGAAATTGATAAAAGCACTTTACAGTTTTGGGAAGAACAAGATCCAATTGTACGTGCAAATATTTCTCCAAAAAAATCTGATTTGACTGTGAAAGAATTCGTAAAAAGCTTTCATGAGTTCTTAATTGAATCTCCAAAGATTGATTTTTGGTGGAGCCGATCAAATACTTTTGATCCTATTATTCTTTCAAGAATTTTTAGCGCTGAAGGTAAACTGTCACACTTAGAAGAATATCTTAAATATTGGAAAGTTCGTGATACTCGCACATATATAGACGCAAAGCTGAACTTCCCAAAACAGGGTGCTTTTGCTCCAATGACTGACGAAGGCATCTGGAATTCTAAATTTCAAAAACACAATAGCGCGTGGGATATTCTTGCTGATGTGCTTAGATTTCAACAAATACATCGCGCAGAAAACGATCTAGATTTACTTTAAAGGAAATATATTATGGACATCAAAATTACAACAGAGCATCTACAAAATTATAAAATATTTGTTGGAGCTCCAATGTATGGAGGTCAATGCGCAGGATCGTTTTGCAAATCAACAAACGATCTTTCAGCGTTGTGTGCGAAGTACGGAATTGATCTTAAGTTTTATTACCTATTTAATGAAAGCTTAGTTCAACGAGCAAGAAACTATGTAGCAGATGAATTTCTTCGTTCTGAGTGTACACACTTAATGTTTATTGATGCTGATATCGGGTTTAAAGCAAACGATGTATTGTCTATGTTAGGAATTCAAACACTTCAACCAGAAAAATACGATATTATGACTGGCCCTTATCCTAAAAAGACTGTTGCGTGGGAAAAGGTTAAAACCGCGGTTGAAATGGGAATGGGTGATGAAAACCCGTTTGATTTAGAATATTACGCCGGTGATTATGTTTTTAATATGGCACCCGGTGTTACGTCGTTTAAAATTAATGAACCAGTCGAAGTAACTGAAGCTGGAACTGGGTTTATGTTAATTCCAAGAGAAACACTTGAAAAATACGCAGAGGCATACCCAGAACTTAAATATATTCCTGACCATGCAAGAACGGCAAACTTCGATGGTACTAACGAAATCACTGCCTTTTTTGATTGTGAAATTGATCCAGACTCACGAAGATACTTATCTGAAGATTATTTCTTTTGTAGAAACGCTACAAAAATTGGGCTTAAAGTTCACATGTGCCCATGGATGGAACTGACTCACGTAGGAAGTTTTATATTCAAAGGATCTTTAGGCGCAGTAAGCGCGCTTGGCGTTACTCCCACTGCTTCAAAATTATCAAATCGAAAAAACTACAAGAAAAAACCCAAAAAGGCATTTAGGGCATAAATTATGATTGACATTTATTGAAACATGTGTTATATTAAAATATATCAATAATAAAACTTAGGAGAAACTATATAATGAAATTTTCAGATCGTACCCTTACTATTTTGAAAAGCTTTGCTGCGATTAATAAATCAGTCATCATGAAACCTGGTAATGTTCTTAAAACTGTTACACCAGAAAAGACGTTAATTGCAATTGCAAATATTGAAGATACTATACCAGATCATGCTGTTATCTATGACTTGTCAAGATTCCTTTCAATCTTGAGTCTACACCAAGATCCGGATATTCAATTTAATGATCGGTATTTTACTATCTCTGAAGGTAGTAAGAAAAAAACAAAATACGTCTATGCTGACGCATCGATGGTTATCGCACCTCCAGAAAAAGAATTGTCTATTCCTTCTGAAGATGTGAAAGTAACTGTTGTGTGGGATGATTTCCAATCTGTATTGAAAGCAGCGGGCGTTTTACAATTCGAAGAAATCGCCTTTGTTGGTGAAGATGGCAAATGTTTTCTTCGAGCAATTGATAGCAAAAACCCAACCGCAGATGCTTATGGTGTAGAAATCGGCGTAACAGATGATACGTTTACGATTATTGTTAAAACAGATAACCTTAAACTGCTTCCACAAGATTACGAAATAGTACTTTGTGCAAAGGGCATATCATACTTTAAAGGATCTGACGTATCTTATTATGTTGGAATTGACGCTAAATCTACTTATCAGAAAGGCGAATAATGTCAGACAAAATCGAAATCACTTCACAGGATATCGGTAATGCCGTTGCTATTATTGATATTTGCGTAAAACGTGGCGCGATTGAAGGTAGCGAACTGTCAGCTGTTGGCGCTATCCGAGACAAGCTTGACTCTTACGCAAAACAGGAAGCTGATAATAATGCAGATGAAACATAAGCAAAATAAACTATATACAAACTTGTAAAAGCAGTGTATTATAAAATAGTCAAGACAATTTCTTTAAGTTGTCTTGACTTTACATTATGAAATTCTTTGAGGTAAAATATGTTGATAGAATGTAAACCAAATGAAGTGTTATATGTTGAGAAATATAGACCACAAACTATTGAAGATACTATTCTTCCACAGAAAACAAAAGACGTATTTAAGAAATTTGTATCTGATGATACAATGCCAAATCTGCTACTCACTGGCGGACCAGGTATGGGTAAAACAACTGTTGCTAAGGCGATGTTAAACGAATTAGGATGCGACTACATCGTAAAAAACGGTTCATTAAACGTAAGTATTGATACGCTTCGTTATGAAATTTCTACGTTTGCTTCATCTGTATCCTTTTCAGGTGGACGTAAATTTGTTATTCTTGACGAGGCTGATTATCTAAACGCGACAACCGTCCAACCCGCCCTTCGTAATTTTATTGAAGAGTATTCTAAGAATTGCGGATTTATTTTTACGTGCAATTTTAAAAATCGTATTATCGAACCGCTCCGTTCTCGTTTATCTGAAATAGACTTTTCTATTGAAAAAAACGATCGGCCAAAGATGGCAGCTCAATTCTATAAACGCGTTCTTTCTATTTTAGAGCAAGAAAACGTTGATTACGATAAAGCTGTTGTAGCAAAAGTAATTGAAAAGCATTTTCCAGATTTCAGGCGTGTGCTCACCGAGCTTCAAACTTACGCAGCTTCAGGTCGTATTGATGAAGGTATTTTTACTAACCTAAAACAAGAATCAATTGAACAGCTATTCGTTATGTTGAAGGAAAAAAACTTTACTGGAATGCGTAAATGGTGCGCTGATAATAGCGATCAAGATACTACTGAAATGTTTCGGCACATATATGATACTGCAACTGCTAAGGTTGAACTTAAAAGCTTACCAGGATTTATCGTAACTCTTGCTGATTATATGTACAAAGCGCATTTTGTTGCGGATGCAGAAATTAATATGATTGCATTTTTAACTGAAGTTATGATGGAAGCGAGCTATAAGTGAACTTTCTCAAGAGAGCAAAAAAGGAATGCTTTTTCTGTAAAGTAGCCTTATCAGCTGGAAATTCTTTTACTCTTCAATATTCATCCGCCGAAGGTGTACACACTGCAACCATGTGTGGTGAATGTTCAAAAACTTTTGACGAACTCGCAGACTTAAAGGATAAAGCCTATGGCCAAGGATTTGACCCCATTTGATTTTATCAAATCGGTATCACATAACAAAAAAGATTTAATTTTAGATTCCGACTACCCAGCACAAACTGAAAAGCTGTATAACGCGTTTATTGTAAATCGCGGATTTTCGTATTTCGAGGATACTATTCTTCACGCGAATGAATTGAATATGCGTCACCACTTATTCGAAGACGCGCAATATAGATATTATCTGGGAATGCTAAGACCGCGTAATCGCTTTTCCAAATGGCATAAGGCAGAACAGAATGACGATTTAGATGCAATACAAGAAGTATATTCTGTAAATAGAACAGTTGCGAAAATGTATCTAAAAGCTTTATCAAAGGAAGATTTAAAAACTATACACGGGAAATTAGAGAAAGGCGGCTAGTTATAAATATTACGATAGTCTATTTGGGCATCACAATAATAATAAAAATAAAGGTGAACTCATTATGGAAAAAGATCTATTTAGAGGAGTTGGCGTTGAATTAACCTTGCCTAATCCTGATAATTTTCTCAAAATTAAAGAAACATTAACGCGCATCGGTATAGCGTCAAAAAAAGAAAAAAAGTTATATCAATCTTGTCATATATTACATAAACAAGGTAAGTACGCGATTGTACATTTTAAAGAACTTTTTATACTAGATGGTAAAGAAAATTCTTTTGGAGAAGAAGATTGTGCAAGAAGAAATACTATTATTAATTTATTGGAAGAATGGGGATTGCTTGAAATTGTAGATCCTACTAAATCTGAAGATCCAATCGCACTCATAAGCCAAATTAAAATATTATCTCACAAAGAAAAAAATGCTTGGGTACTTGAACCAAAGTACAACATAGGCAAAAAGAAATAATCTGGAGTATTATACAATGAAAGTTTTTCGAAAAAATAAGAACGCAGTCAAACCAACCTTTACAAGACATGAAGATGCGATTTTTGATGTAAAGGCTTGTATAGAGCCAAGTAGTAGAGTAGGTCTAATTAACCCGCTGGGTAAGATAACCTACGCACCAGCAAAAACAATAAAAGGTAAAACAGCTGTTCAAGTATATCCGCAGCAAAGAATGCTGATACCAACAGGATTAGTATTTGACGTACCAGATGATTGTGTTTTAAAACTATATTCGCATCCCGATGTGTCAAATAAAAAGGGTTTAATACTTTCAAGCGGGATTGAATTAATTAGATCTGGATCAAGCGATGAAGTTTACGTAATGGTTGTGAATATCACAGACGGCGTTACTGTTGTCGAAACTGGTGAAAATATTGCGCTCGGCCAATTAGAAAAAATGCTAGCTTATTCAATCACAGAAATTACAGAATTACCGTCCGATGACGTAGCAGAAGATGGCCAAGATACTTAGATCTACGTAAATTAATAACACATACAAAACACACACAGGAGAACTAAAATGACTAATAAAAACCCATTTGAAATTCGAGCTGATATGCTTGGACTTGCTAAAGAATATATGGATC